AGCTGCTGCCCGCTCGCCGATGCCAGCCACCGGAGGGTGAGCATGTCCCACAGCACATCCTCCAGCTCCTGCATGCCCCATGTCGTCGGGTCCGAGGGGCCCACACTCGCCGCCACCAGGGCGCGCAGTAGGGCGCTCTCCTCGAACTGACCCGGGAGCAGGGCGAGGACCTCCGACGCGTGGTCATCCTGGTACGATGCAGCCACGGTTATGCCTCCACGACGGTGATCCGGCCAGAGTCGAACGTCGCCCGAGCGGTGAACGCAACCGCCAGCGGAGTCGACTGGTACGCCCCAGGAGCACCGAACCCGTCGTCAACCGCGATCTCGATGACCAGCACCCCGATACCGGCCACAGCGGAGAACACCGGCCCTTTGAACCGGTCGGGCAGCACGTCGCTACCAACCGACAGCGCGGTACCGGTAGCCAGGCAGCTCGTCGCGATCGTGGCCTCGCCGTTGTCCGGGAACGTCTCCTCGGCGTACTTGGTATACGTTGCCCTGACCCACATCAGGACCGGCGTCGGCCGGCTGAACAAGATCGTGTGGGAGAACCCCTGCGAGTCGTTGACCGCGATGCTCTCTGTCCCGTTCAGGGCGATCCCCGAGCCCTTGCGCGCCCACAGTGCGGCTGCGATGTTGGCGTCCGCGCCGCCCTCGACCACGGCATGGATGGAGTGCGGGGCGAGCCCGTTCGCATCGACAGCGTCCGTCGTGTTCTCGATCACAACGCAGGCGATCACAGCGTCGATGGATACGATGGACGCGTAAATCGCATCCAATGTACCAGCGCCTGGGCTTGCAAGCGACGCGGTCCGACGGTCCCTGAGTGCAGCGTCGGTCTCCTCCGGGTTGCCCAGAACCGCATCAAGTGGGTTCCATGCCGCCGTCCATCCGCCGACCTGGTTGACGATTTCGGTCAGAGTCCCGGCGTAGGCGATGATCGCGTCAGCGACGCTGCTCTCGAACGCAACCAAGTTCCCCACCGTGCTGATCGACAGGTTCGCATTGACAACGAGCGCGAATGGTCGCGGAAGTCCGTCGGCGTCATCGTCTCCATCGACCTGCACCAGCCCGCCAGCGAGATCGGTTGCGGTCACGGGGTCTGAGCCTGCGTTGATCGCCACCGCGAGCCCGGCGCTGACATCATCCTCGTCATCCGTCGGCACGGTCGCGGTGAACGTGTAGGGGTTTCCATTGATCGTGATCGTATACACCTTGCCGTCTGTGACAGCTCCGACGAGCGCCGTGTTGCTCCGCACGGCGACCGCTGCATCGATCGTGGCCGAGTCGATGCTCTCGAACTGATCGCCGACGGTCACTGTTGCGACCTTCGAATCGGCCGCGATCACCGTTCCAACCGTGCCCTCGACGACAACGGTAACCTTGCTGGTGACGGCGGCATTCTTGGCCATGCCGATCAGGTCGCAGCAACCTTCGAGGCTGACCCCGTCGGCCGAGCTGGGGATCATGGCGTTGTAGACCGCCTCGGCGAGCTCCCACAGGTCGCTTGCTGGTTGTGCCAGCGTGCCGACCAGCTTGCCGAACACCGACGTGGTGGCGAGATTGATGTTGTTCCCGAAGGCCGACTTGAGCGCCGCCTCCAGGTCCTCCTTGATCTTGACGAGGCTCTTTCTGACAAACCCCGTCGCTGTGACACCGTACGTCGTCATGATGCGCCCCTACGGAAACACGTCGCTTGCTTCGATGACTCCCACCGAGCTGACCGCCTCGTAATCAACGGAGACCTTCCGCGTCGCCTTGTTGATGCTCATGGCGAACTCGGTTACCCGCTCGATCTGCGGGTCTGCCAAGATCTCGCGACGGAACAGAGCCTCGATCACCCGGCTCTTTGGGTTAGCGATGAACACGTCGCGATAGTACGGCATCCCGGCGTCTTCTTCCAGGAACCACTCGCCGAGAAACAGCCGTAGGGCGACCGCCTGGCGCTGCCGGACTGCGTCGACTCCCGCGACCAGCTTCAGATCGTAGTTCTCGACCGCTAGGTCGTGCCCATCGGTCGTCAGGTACAGGTCCATGTAGTCTGTGTCGTCGTCCACTTGCTCATCCTCGGTCGTCAGGAAAAACGCATAGCTGCGGTCCATCGTGTTGCCAGCTATGTCATCGGCATGCACGTCGACCAAGACAAGCGCGCCGAGCAGCACGGAGGGTGGAGTACATAGGAAGCTGTACCCGTCCGTTAGGGCCGTCACGACGACCATCCACCCGTTCTTCTGCAAGCTGTCGGCGTAGACCTGGAACCCGTTGACCTCGACCTCTACCGTCGACAGGTCAACCCCGGTCTCCTCGTCGTACACCTCAAAGTACATGCTACAGTCGGGGGATGCGGTTTCCCCCAATCCTGGCGATGTGTTGCGCAGCTTGGGGGGCAGGTCGTCAACAGTGTATCCCCAGAGGGCGTTCGCCCCCGACCCTAGGATGATGGTCGACCACGCGCCGCCCAGCCCAACCTTGCGTCGGAGCCCGGAGTCGTGCCCAACGAACACGTAATCCCCATCGCCCAGCACCGCCAGCATGGGGTAGCTGGCGCTGGCCCCACTCGCTTCCGTCGCAAGGTTGCCGAGGCTCGGGAAATCCCTGCGATTGACGTTGCAGCTCGTCGAGTACGTCCACAGGTAGCTCGCGGACAGTGCCAGCGACTGGCGCGCGAACACATTCGGATCATTGAAAGCCGTCGACCAACCGGCCTCCGGCGAGCCGACGCGCATGATGCCGTTGCCGTGGGAGAACCAGATCTCGAGTCCTCGCCCGGTGACGTTGGCAAACGCGCTGTCCTCGCCATCGCTCAGCGCCTGAAGCGTCGAGCCGTCCCACATCCAATAGCGCCAGCCTCCGGCAGATGTCGAGTCGCCGGCCACAAAGATCCGCCCGAGCGAGTCACGGTGCAGGGAGCAGTTGACCCCGTAGGATCCAGTCGTCCCGAGCACAGACCACGTCGCCCCGTCCCACTTCATCAGCAGCGCTGTGGAGCTCCCGGTGTACTTGTTGGCGACGCAGTAGACCTCGGTGTGCGAGACCCACAAGATCGCCCCGACTGTGCCATACGACGAGGCTGTTCCCGCGGCGGTCAGCGTGTGCAGTGTCCACGTAGATCCATCGTAGTGGTGTACCCATGGGTAGCCGAGCGAGTTATTCAGCCCAACCCACAGGTCATCAGAGCGGCCGCTGAAGCAGTACGGTCTGGTGTAGGTCCAGGGCCTGGGCCATGCGAGGTTGGTCCAGGCCCCAGTGACGGAGTCCCAACGCTTAATCGCAGTGTTGGAGCCGAAGAACAGGAGGTGGGTCATCATCAGAGTGACCCCTTGAGAGCGTCGAGCTTGGCGCGGATCGGAGCAATCGCGTTCCAGGCGATCTCGGTGAGGCAGCAGGGCGTTGTGTTTCCGTCCGGTGTGCCGGCGACGAGCTTCTTTCCGTCGCTCAGCTTCCACATGAGAACGTCGACAAGCTCGACGACGAGCCCGAGCAGCTCGGCAACGCCGCTAAACTGCTGGTTTGTCCCGTCGAACTCCTTGTAACCACCGACCCGCAGGGTGTTCCCAAGAGCGACGGTCCCGTCAGCAAGCAGCCGTAGCTCCGCCGTCCCCGCCGTATGATCGTCGATGGCGATGCTCACGTCGGACGAGCGGCTGACGCCAGACCCGCCCCGCCCCATTGGGATGCACAGGGCATCGGTGATGTCGTGGGTACGCGGGTCGGCGGGCTCGATGGCTTTGCTACCGCCGCCCGACTCCCACTCTTCGAGTGAGCGGTCGCCGAAGAGGATGATGCAGGGGTCACCGGAAGCGACCGGCCAGGTGATGCGAGCCGCCCCACAGCGCGGGAACAGGAGCGGGACCGCCGGGAGCACGGGGTCGGCATGATCGGCCCCTGCGCGGCGCACGGTGGGCTGTACGCTGGCCGTCTTGAGGTCGGCCGAGACGCTGGAGATCACCCCGGGGATGCACACCCGGATGTCCTCCCCCGCGGCTGCGATCGCGGCCTCCAGAAGCTGGGTGAGGTTGGGCTGGCCCGGAGTCATAGCAGCTTTGCCTCGACGTCCGTGGTCCAGTCCTGCCCATGGGTGTCGCCCTTGTGCTCACAGCTTTCGGCCTTGTACGCACCGGCCAGGAACTCGCTCTGAAGCAGGACGTACCCGCCGGGGCGAAGCGACGGGAGCAGCAGGGATTGGAACCGGGCCCCAGTCTTTCGCTTGACGGCGGCTGTCGACGCGGCCTTCCCCTTCTTGGGTTTGGAGTCCTCGAATCCGACGGAGTCGCGTCCGGTGACGGACGGTGAGCCGATCAGGCCCGTCGACTCGTTCAGTACGAACGCCAGCTCCGGCGACTGGACGGTGCCGTCGGGGTCCAAGATCTGGAGCGCACCATCCTGGATCGACCACTCGAAGCCCCAGGACCGGGCCAGGCGGTCGAGCGCCTGCTTCGCCGATGAGCTGAACGCCATCCTCCCGTTCAAGGCCCCGTCCAGGCCATCGGCCGACATCTTGCCCCGGGCTGTGTGCGGCATCGCTGCGAGGATGTCCGCGACCACGGTCCGCCGGCTTGTCCCTCTGCTGTAGGACAGACGAAACTCCGGCTCAACGAGGTCCTTTCCCCCATCCTTGCATTCCATCTCGGTGACGATCTCGGTGCCCTCACGACGGTGCTCGACCCGCTTGATGACCCCGACGAACAGCTGCTGCTCAAGCTCGTCATACCCGGCCCGGAGCTCGACGCCCTGGTCCCTGGTCCGGATTCGCCCCCGGCTCGCCGCTGCCATGTTGTAGACCTGGATCACGGCGGTGTTCGCCTCCGACGTGCTGGTCTGCTTCACGTCAAACACGATGCGCAGGCCGGAGATCTCGATCCCCTCCGAACCATCAAGCGGAGCGACGGTAAGATGGCAGCGCCTGTTGAACAGTTGCACGCCCACGTTACAGGTCCGCCTGTGGGATGTACGTGAGCCGGACGCGATCGCCGAGGTCGGACTGCTGGGAGATCTCGACACCGTTCCCGGTCGTGTCCACCGCGAGGAGCATCCCCGGTGGAAGATCGACCGAGGCGAACCGCTGCAGCAGCGGGTAGTCGACGACAACGGCAACCCCGGACACAAGCGCCGTTCCGTCGGCCAATGCAACGGACAGGAACCACCGCGCGTCGCGCGTGTTCCACCACAGGGTCATCCTGTAATCGGTGTCGTCGAGCGAAACGACCAGCGAGTGATTCGGCAGTTCTGCATGCACCTGGATCTCGACGATCGACATCACGCCACCTTCCTGTGCCTCGACGCGGCCCCTGCTGCAGCTGACGACGTCTTTGCGTCTGCCGTCTTCGTCGACGCCTTGCCCGTTGCCTGAGCTGCGGCCTTCTGAGACGAGTACTTCTCAATCTTGACGCTCCCCCCACCCCCAGCAGCCGCCTTCCTCTTATTACTCCGGCGCTTGAGCCGTGCGACTACATCGGGCGGCAGAGCGCCTGTCATCGACTCCACGATCACGATCTGCTCTAGGGTCGCAGAGAAGCGAAACCCGCCCTCGTCGGTGGATCTGGGGACCTCGAACGATTTGAGGATCATGTCTTCGTACACCTGGTACTCCGTCACGGCGGTAAGAAGAAGCCGTTTTTTCCATACCGTGTGGAGCGCGTCGAAAGCCGACTGTGTGCGCGATCCGCTGGCCGTCTCTTCGTTGTCGCCACGCAGGCGCAGGGTTGCGGGGATCTCCATGATCGGTGTGTCCGACACGAGCCCGTCTAGTGTTACCTCCTCGGGGTCAAGGTGTACGTGGTCCGTGATCTTCGCCCCAGACTCGACAGGGAACTCTGTCACCTGGGCGCTGAAGCGGTACGAGCTGCTCAGGCGCGCGTCTAGCGGAATCTCGGTGATCACGTCCTCCATCCCGGTGTAGAGCGGTTCGGTGACGATCAGACTGATCAGGGGAACGTTGTTCATCGGGTCACGTCTCCCAGTGCGTTGCGCATCGACCGGGTTGTTGCATCGCCGGCCGCACCAGCGACCCTCTGGGCGAGCGAGGCGGGGGTGCCAGGCGGGACATTGACCGTGATCTGCGCCGGTGCAACCGTTACCGCCTTGCTGCCATTCGGAGTACCAGGTGCTGTCGGACCTGACGTCAGCCCAGGCAGAACGCTCTTTGCCGCATCCGGGGACATTCCGAGCTTCCCGGCGAGCGCAGCGAGTCGCTTCTGGATGTTCTCCTGGGTCAGCTCCATCCGGCCCCCGCCCTCCACGCCGACCGACTTGATCCCCTTCGCAGCGAGGTCCTTGTACATCTGCGCCTGTTCAACGAGACGCTTGTACCCCTCGGTCTGCTGGTAGACCAACAGCTTGGCCTTCGACGCGGCGCGGAGCGGGCCCATCATCGCCTCTGCCCACTTTTCTGACGCCCCGGTCCACTCGTCTATCTTAGTCCCGATGTCCCACCCGACCTTGAACGCCATCGCTGCCGCGCCCACCTTGGCCAAAAGCCCCCCGATGCCTCCGGTTGCTGTTGACGCAGCTCCACCAGCCGCATTGATCCCGGACGCTGCCGCCTGCCCAGCGCCGAGGACTCCTTTCAGGGCTCCGACGATCCCCCACAGGTTCTTCGCCATCGACGCTATGCCGAACAGGATTCGGCCCCCGACGAACACGGAGACCACGGCCACGACGACCTTCCAGTTCACGACGAGCCACGCCACGACCTTGGCGATGACCTTCAGCACAGAGACCATGCCCTCCAGGGCTTCGCCGACCTTCTGCTTGATCAGCTCCTCGTTCGCGTCGATCCACTTCGTTGCCATCGCGATCCATTGGCCAACGACGGGTAGCAGCTTCATGCCGATCTTGACGGTCACCTCCTCGATGCGGGCCTTCAGCCGCTTGACCATGTTGGCAAAGCTTCCGGCAGTCTGTGTTACATTGCCATGCGCGTCACCAGAGCGCTGAAGTAGGAGATAGTACCTGCCCAGCATCTTCTGCTGCTGCATCCCCATCTTGCTGAAGCCGGCCATCGAGCCTGACAGCTCTTTAATCTTGGCCTTCAGATCCTCTTCGGTATACGCAAGGCCCAGCCCCTTGACAGCCTCCGAGTTTCCGACGAGGGCGCTGGTGAATGCGTGGATCACCTCGGGCTCGCTCCTGTCCTTGAACGACGCCACGTCCATGCCAAGCTCAACCAGGTTTTTTGACAGCTCTGCAGCGGTCTCGCGACTGAACCCGAGAGGGACAAACGTGTCCTGCAGGTTTGCGGCGAACTCGCGGATCTTGTAGCTGTTGCGCCCCATCGACTTCGCGAGATCGTCGGACCATGCTCGCGTGGTTCCAGCCATGTCCTTGAATACCGCCTGGAACATGTCCTCCGACTCTCCCGCACTGGAAGCAAGCTTGACCGCCGCTGCGGCAAACCCTGCAGCCCCGACGGCTGTGTACTTCGCGATGCTCGTGAACGCCCCGATGATCTTGCTGTCGACGTTCCCGATGCGAGTCTTGAGCCCTGCGACTGCCGCATCGAGCTTGGCGATCGGCGTCGTGTCTGTTTTGAACGCGTAGCGGGTGATCAACTCGCGAATGGTGAGTGACCCGGCCATGGGCTACTCCTCGCCTCCAGAGGCGTACTCTTGAAGGGTGAGGGCAAGGTTGGCGCGGATCAGGTCATCGAGAGACCACGAGCTGTCCAGCTCGGTCAGCGTTGAAGTGCGCGATAGGACCAACCTCCACACCAGCCATTCCTCCGAGATGTCTGACCCGTTGGCCCCGCCGAGCACCACACGGGGGTCTACTGCTTTCCTGTCTCGTCGGCGTTGACCTGCGATGCCCCCGCCGCGAGAAACCCGCTCAAAGGGATCTTGAAATTCGCCTCCACGACGAACCACAGCACCTTGAACAGCGTCAGGTATCGCCCCTGAAACAGCAGGTCGAACTGGCCCGCAGCGTCCCTCAGCTTCCCGCCCTCGTCGATCACAGTGGTGTTCGCGAGCAACCGCTTGGCGAGGGTCAGCACCTGCTCTTCGTCGAGCCGGCCGGTCAGAGACTCCAACGCGTCCCCGAGAACCCCCACCCCCGCGTCAAGCCCGTCCCCGCGCAAGGCTGCAACGGCCTTGCCCACCGGCCCCCCGAGCAGCTTCGCGAGACCGACGAACAGGCGCAGCCCAACTGTTGCCGGGAACTCGTTCGTTTTCCAGGTCTGCCCGTCGATCTCGCGCTCGTGGTCATGTCTCATGGGTCACCTACGCCGACGGCCATTCCTGGATGACGGTCGCCAGGTCGATCGCCCACTCCCGGTTGGCCTGCTCGTCGCCGTACTCCTGGTTCGGCACCTTCTTGATCCAGCCCTCGGACGCGAAAAGCTTGTTGCCGAGGTTGTCGGAGATGAGCACGTCGAACACAGCGTCATGGCTCGCCTCGTCCTGGTTGGCGTAGGCTCCCAGAACAAGGTTTGAACTCGCCGTCTGCTTGAGCGTCAGGGTCAGCGTCCCGCTTCGGTTCGCGTTCGCCGTCCGGCTCACCTCCCCGTCCGCGCCGACGTGCTTCGTGTAGGCGTCGGTCTCGCGCTCGACGGAGATGAATGTCCCATCGGCGTACCCGCCGATCACGTTTCCGCCGATGGACACGGCCACCTCGGCGGGGATGTAGGTCTGCGTTGCCATGTTGCTCTCTCCTGTGGTTACACGGTCACGACGCCAGAGATCTCGATCTCGTGGATTGCCCCGGCCAGGACTGCGACGAACTCCAGGGCGGGTAGGGTGCGAGCGGCCTTGTTCACGGCCGAGACGTTGGCCGCGAGCGGGGACGTGATCGACGTGATCGACGCGATGAAGTTGTACGGGTTGCCGATCCTGTCCTCCAGGGACTTCCGGACCAGTGCCTCGATCGACGCGATCCCCTTGTCGGTGAAGGGGATCTTGTCCTGGTTGACCAGCCGGGCGTAGATGTTCTCCTGCATCTCGGCGCGCAACGAGTCGATGCCGCGCGTGATGTCGATGTACTCGTTCCCGCCCGTCGTCCCCATCTGCGTGATCGAGACGCCCGCGACGGTCTCGTACACGTTGGCGTACTTCGCCAGCGCGTTGGTTCGTTGTGTCGCCGTGAGGCTGTCGGCGGTGATCCCCGTCAGGGTCTTGAACGCCCAGGTGATGCTTCCGGCGTTCTTCGGCAGACAGCGCCCCAGCCACGCTGCGTCCGGGTAGCTCGACGCAGCCAGCGCGTTGTAGATCACCGCCGATCGGACGTAGCTCGCCGCCGCGATCGAATGGGCGATGCTCGTCGCATCAGCGCCCGCCGTCTGATTGACGATGTTGGCGTCCGCCGACGCGATGATCATCAGCTTGTCGTTGGACTCGACCCAGGCGGCTGCGAGGAGCTGCTGGGCGGCGGTTCTGGAGACTGGAGCGATGGCATACCAGTCGTTGTCGTCGAGCACGATCGCAGCCAGCGCCGTGTCAAGGTCCTCGATGGTTCCTGCAGGGTCTCCGATCGTCATCAGCGTTGCACCCTCGGCGAGGGTGATCACCATCGGAGTTGCCCCATCGAGCACGATCCTGACATCGTTTCCAACGTTACTCGCCGTGACAAACGCTGCCTCGGCCCCGGCGTTGATCAGCGCCACGAGCCCGTCGGCGATCTCGGTTTGGGTCGCCGTTCCATCGGCCGTGTACTTGTGGGCAGTTCCCGCCGTTCCGCACTTGATCGTGATCCCGTACTCGGCGAGGTCGGTCACGGTGTCGATGGAGACCGTGATCTGGTCGGACTGCACTCGACCCACAGCGACCTTGGTTGGGCACGGCGACTGCGCGAAATACGCCTGAACGGCGAGGTAGATCGCGTCGGTCGACAGATACCCGTCGGCCAGCATCGCAGTCGACCAACTGCTCTTCGTGTACCAGTCGACGCGGTTCTGCGTCTTGCAGTGCACGCCAAGGATCAGCCCGTAGCCGAACCCGAGGCGCGTCACCGACGTTGTTTCGCGGCTGATGGTGACGTTGATCAGATCATTCAGG